CAGGTTTTCGGCGATGCACGGGTTTCCGGCGATAAGGATTATGCATATGCTCACGGTTTCGGATCTTGTAATCGCACAACCACATTCTTCCGGCTTAAAGATGGAGATGTAGGCGTACGCTGTGGATGTTTCTACGGAACGCTTGCGCAGTTCAGAGATAATGTCTGCGAAACGCATGGAGAGACAAAGAAAGCACAAGAATATTTAATGTTAGCGGACTTAATGGATTTCAGATTCAAAAATTAAAAAAAACTAACGAAAGGAGATTTGTAAAGATGATTACATGCGATAAAGGGAATGTGGAAATGGAAGGAAATTTAATATTATTAGAAGCAGAAACAATCGCGATATTAAGAGGAATAAGAAACACCCTCGAAGAATCGTGTGAAAAAAAACATGCAGAAGAATTAATGCAAAAAATATTTGAATTATCCGCAATGACGCGAGAAGAAATAGAAGAGGAAATGAAAAAATTAGCACAAGAAATAGAGAGAGAAATAGCGGAACACCTAATGAAATGAACGAGGAGCTTATTTTGTGGATCATCCGCTGGGAAGATCCGTATGCATTAGAGTGTAAGACAATGACCAGACTGGAAGTCGAAAAGTACGCTCAAGAAAATCAAAAAAGCGCGGAGGTACATATATAATCAATTAAAAAATGTGAATAAATTAAGTAGAAAGGAAAGAAGATGTATGAAAATAATTAAATTAAAAAGTATTCACATCCAGAATTTTAAGGGATGTGTGAACAAGTTAATTTCATTCGGCGAATTAACGAAAATATATGGCGCAAATGCAACTGGAAAGACAACGGTATTTGATGCTTTCACATGGTTGTTGTTCGGAAAAGATTCGCATGGAAGTGCAAAGTTTGATATTCGCACATTAGATAAAGACGGAAAGATGATTGACAATCTGGAAATATGCGTAGAAGCAATCCTTTCTGTCGATGGAGAAGAATATACCTTGAAAAAAGTTCAAAAACAAAAATTTGTGAAGAAAAGAGGGACAGGAACAACAGAGTTTCAAGGAAATGTTAATGAGTTTGAAATCAACGGTTATCCGAAATCAGAAAAAGATTTTAAAAAGTTTATTTCCGGCATGATTGACGAAAAGATTTTCAACCTTGTTACAAATCCGATCGCATTTACTTCTTTACCGTGGAAAGAACAGAGAGAAATCTTGATGCAGTTCGTTGCAGATTCTTCAGATGTTCAGATTGCAGAGGGGTACGGAGAAAAGTTTTTAAAACTTATTCCAGAGCTGAAAATCGCAAGCACGGACGATATTCTGAAAAAGTATACAAAAGCGAAGAATACATTAAAAGAGAAAATGACAGAGATCCCGGCACGCATTGATGAAGTATCGAAACAGCTTGTCACAGTAGATGTCGGTGCTCTTGAAGTGGAAAAAGCTGCGAAAGAAACTGCTTTGAAAAAAGTAGAGGATAAACTTGCTGGTGGAACTGAGAAAAGCAAAGAGATCAATGCTAAAAGAGAACAAGTGATGAACCTGAAATTTGATTTAAGCGATATCAGCAATAAAGAAACAGAGATTCTGATGGAAAAGAGAAGAGGTGTGGCTTCTGAATGCAACGAAGTAGAAGAAAAACTAATGTCTTTGAAAAGACAGGCTAATTCTATTGCGGTGGATATCGAAAGCGCAGAAAAGCAAAAAGAGAGTGCGGAAACTGATAAAAAGAAATTTATAGATGAATGGAGACGCGAAAAAGCAAGCGTGTTCCCAGAAATGAAGACATTCCTAGAATATACGCCATTGCCGGAACTTGCAGAAGACGATTTGATTTGTCCGACTTGCGGTCAATCTCTTCCGAAAGAAGTTCGAGAAAAGCGTATTTCTGATTATGAGGAAAGAAAAAAAAATGACGAAGAGAGATATAAAAAATCGAAGGCTGAATATGAAGAACGCTACATTTCAGATAAAGAAAAGTTTGAAAAGAACAGAGAAAACAATCTGAAATCCATTACAGAAAAAGGACAGAAAGCAGCAGATAATATTCGAGAATATCAGAAAATCATTAATGATAAACAACAGGAACTGGAAGCAGTCAATGCAGAAATCGCAAAATTCGAAGAAACATTAAAAGAAAAGGAAGAAATCATTGATTCAATCCCGGCTGTAGCCGATATGTCAAAAAATGAAGAGTACCAAAAAATCAGCGAACAGATTCTTATGTTGGAAAACGAAATCGAAGAAATGAGCAAAGAAACAGTTGGAAAAACAGAATTAGAAGCAAAAAAAGCTGTTTTGCGTGATGAAATCTCAGATATTATTGCGAAAATCAAATCTGTGGACAATTCAAAAGTTAAAGAGCGTATTGCAGAGTTGGAAAAAGAAAAAGCGGAAGTCGGACAGAAGATTGCAGAACAGGAACAAATGATTGATTTAACAGAAGAATTTATCAGAGAGAAAATGAATCGAATTTCTTCTGTGATTAACGAGAAGTTTGGGGGAAGAGTTACGTTTAAACTTTTTGAAGTTCAGATAAATTCTGGAATCAGAGAAACTTGTGAATGTCAGTGGGATGGAAGAACCAATATGAGTAATGGAGAATCTATCGTGGCAGGAATGTATATTTGCAAGGCGCTATCTGAATTATATGAAGTTAGTTGCCCTCTTTTCGTAGATAATTCGGAAGCGGTCAGCGATGGTAGATTTCCAGATATGAACTGCCAAGTTATAAAATTGTTTGTTTCTAATGATAAGGAGCTTGTAGTTTGCTAGAAATGTTTGATTAGGAGTGGAAAATGAGAGCAGAATGGAGAATCAAAGGAATTTATAAGGCTGATGCTCAAAAAGTCGCTGATGAAATCGGAGATAAAAAAGTTACACCACAAGAAATTCTTGAAAAGGCTAGAGATGAAACGTCTGAACTTCACAAGTGCTTTGAATGGGATGATAGTGTGGCAGCAGAACGATACCGATTGCAACAGGCAGGAAATGTATTGAGGATGTTGGTATTTACTCCAAAAACAAGTGAAGAACAGCCGGTGCGATGTTTTCACATAACTACGGAGAAAAATACATATCAGCCGACACAGCAATTCCTTGTTCAAGAAAACGAGTATCAGAGTCTTTTGAAAAAGGCATTGAATGAGTTAGAAACATTTAAACGAAAATACCATACACTTTCCGAATTGGAACAGGTATTTGAAGCGATTGAAAGCATTTAACAACTGAATATCTGTTTAATGGTAGGTGTAGTTGTTGGCTTGATTTCCAGCGATCAAATTTTAATTCAAAAAACAATAGCGAAATAGATTATAGGAAAGGAAAAAACAGAACATCGCAAACATTCAAGTCAATACCTACGCCTATCATTGGCAGGAAACAGCTAAGTAAAATTCAGTATAACTTAGAAAAGTAAATAACAACATAGGATAACGAAAAAAACAGTTTGACCGTCTTGTTGGTTGCAATAGCAACTGAAACCACACTTTACGAATGAATAGGACAGAATAATGAAGATTACGAAACCGAAGAATAGAAGAGCATATAAGAAAACAGACTATTGCAACGAACTGGGCGGTCAAATAGAAAATCATACAAGAGGGATATAAAAATGAAAAATGAAGATGTAATTGAATTAAAGCCATTAGGAAATAAGTTTATGGAAGTAACCATAGTAGGGGATAGTGATTTAGTCCTTAATAAAATGAATGATGTCAATGCAAAGCAGTTGATTGATAAGAGAAAGGATAAGGCAAAAGACACTACAAAACCTAATACGTGGGAAGAAATCATTACCTCTATGCACTGGTATAACGGAAAACCTACCGATTTTTCAGAAAAAGGTCTTGCAAAAGCATTAAAGGAAAATGCGCCTTGCATTACTGATTTTGGGTTGAAAAAATCTTTCGGAGACGCTGTAGTTCGCGCCGAGATCGACAAGTACAAGACAAAATTTGATGCAAACGTGAACATGGTGGATAAAAGCGGTTTAGTTCCGATTAAATTTGCAGAGCATTTTATTGATGAGAAATTGATGTCTCCAAAGAAAGGAAGTCCAGTGCTTGTTCATCTAAATCGATTTGCTGGATGGAGCGCAACATTCACAATTTCTTATATGGAAAATGTATATTCTGCGGAACAGATTATCAATATCATCAATATTGCAGGATTTGGACTTGGAATTGGAAGTGGCAGAACGAGTGGTTTTGGAAGATACCATGTAGAAAATGTAAGGGCGGTGTAAAGAATGATCGCAATTAAAGCACGATACTTAAAGCATGGAGAAGCCATCGGAAAAGACTATGTTTTTGCTTGTAACTTTCTTCCGAAACTGGGAGATATTGTAAAAGCCGGAAAAGCAAAGGCGGTTGTGACGGAAGTAGATACATCAGATGGTGCGGTTTATAAGTACGATGGAGAATTGAGAGTAGCAGAAGAAATGGAGGAGTAGTAACAAATGAAAGAAGAATTACTTAACATTGCCATGCAGTCTTTATCTGATGATGATGTGAAAGAAATTGTAAAAGATAAGTTTAAAAAGATGATAGAAAGAGCAGTAGAAGATGCTTTTAAGTGGGGAGATGCGGAAAAAGCAATTAAAAGAAAGGTTACAGAGGTTATGGTTCCGTATATTGAAAAATATGACTTCTCCGAATATCTTCCTAAGTTAGATTCGGTTTTGACGGAAATTGTCAATTCTGATGCTTGCATGGGAAATAAAACGATTCTTGAAAATTTCAGAGATTTGATGATTGAACCAGAGCAAAAAGAAATCAAAGTAACTGATTTATTTAAGATTTGGAAAAAGCGGTGCGAAAAGGAAATTGATACAGATGGATTGGAAATTGATTACGATGATGGAGTTTCTTATTCGTGTGTAGACTGCGAAATGAGCGTAGAAGAACTTGATAAACCGTCATGGGGAAATGTACAAAGAGCAGTAATTACATTTCAAAACGAGCACGATGAATCACTTAATATCGAAATTCCTATTTCGAAATGGGCGCGGGATAGTGGAAAAGAAAAACCGTATACACTTTCATTAGAAAACGATTTGATGATTTCATCGTTGAGGTATATGGATGATTTCAAGATATTACTTATGCGTCTTACTAGAGCAAGAACATCAATCATTATTGATAAAGATTATGATACTGATGATATTTTTCCGGAAGCAGAACCAGAATCAAGTTTTAGTTAGTAGAAGAGGAGGAATAAATTATGTCAGAAAATACACAGGTGGTAACGCAGAATACAGGAACAGTAGCACAGAAACCAAAGACATTTGATATGGCTTTAATGGAGAAACTGGATAGCGTGAATGACGCACTTCCGAAAGATTTTAATAAACAGAGATTCGTGCAGAATACTCTTGCGCTGATCCACGATAACCCAAAACTCATGGAGTATAAGCAGTCGGAGATTATGTCCGGCTTGATGAAAGGTGCTACGCTGGGATTGGACTTCTTCAACAAAGAAGCATACCTCGTTCCATATGGAAGCCAGTTGAATTATCAGACGGATTATCGTGGAGCAAAGAAACTCGCAAAGAAGTATTCTATCCGTCCAATCAAGGATATTTACGCAAAACTTGTTCGTGAAGGTGATGAATTCGAAGAAGTTATCGAAAACGGAGAGCAGGGAATCAACTTCAAACCAAAGGCTTTTAATGATGGAAAGATTATTGGCGCATTTGCAGTGTGCTTATTCGCCGATGGGGGAATGGTATACGACACAATGAGCCTTGCAGACTTGGAGAACACAAGAAAATCCAGTAAGGCGAGCAATTCTCCGGCTTGGAAGAATTTCACCGGGGAAATGTATAAAAAGACAGTGCTGCATAGACTTTGCAAACATATTGAACTTGATTTTGAGAATCCGACTCAGCAGAGTAACTTTATGGCTGGAATGGAAATTGAAACAGATGTAAGCGAGATTGCACACAGAAAAATCGCAGAAAACGAAAATTCACAGCCATTTGAAGTTGTGGCAGACGTGGAAGCGAAAGAAGAACCAAGTTTCGTGACGGAGGGATAGAAAATGAGAGTAATTAGCCAGGATGGAATGCAAGATATTCCGTATAAGAAATTTGTATTTTCAATTACAAAAGACAACAGGATTGTAGCAACGATAGGTTGTACTGCTCCTCCAACAGAATTGTATATGTCATCAGTTGCAAAATATTCTATACAAGAAAAAGCCATGAAAGCAATGGAAATGTTGAGAAGTGCTTATACAGGGATGCCAGTTGTTTTTCAAAATATAGAACCTTCAGAAAAGTTTAGGGAATTACTTGAAATAACAAAAACGAACGGAATTATCACAATCACAGATGATAAAAAGTCGAAAATCGAATATGTCAATAATGTGATTTTTCAGTTTCCGAAAGATGAAGATGTGGAGGTATAGTATATGAAATTACATTTTTACATTTTGAAAGGACTATACGGAAGTAATCCAAAACTCACATATTCTGAATGTGAAGTGGACGAAAAGCCAAAAACTTATAAACCGATAAGCAGATTCCCGGACGGATATTTTAGTTCGTTCGTTAAAAAAGAAGATGTTGCGAGTTTAATCGGAGGAAACGTAGTTGTCTTAGAAGAAAAAGATGATAAGAAAGCAAAAGAAATATTTGCACATTATTTTGATCGAGCCATTGATCTTAAGAAAAGTGAAATAGATAACTTGGAAAAAAGTTAAAAGCTATTAACGAATTTGGGGATGTATAGCATGGACGAAGCAGAGAAAATAAAGATTATTGCCGAACATTACGGATATGACTCGCAAAGCAGACAGTGCATTGAAGAGATGGCAGAATTGACACAAGCCATCAATAAGTGGTGGAGAGTTTGCGGAAACGGTCAAAGGACTGAGAAAAGTATTGCAGAGTGCAGAGACAATTTGGTTGAAGAAATTGCGGATGTGCAGATTATGTTATGGCAGATCGAATACCTGCTTCTTTCTACACCGGAAGTAAATCAGATGATTACACAGAAATTGAACAGGCAGTTGGAAAGGATTAAGAGAGAATGGTTGAATTTGAACAATTAAGCTTTTTAGACGATGAAAAACCTTTATTCAAAATTAAAAATCCCATTATGTTGATTGAACTTTTTGCAGGAGTTGGAAGTCAAGCAATGGCACTTAGAGATTTAGGAGCAGATTTTGAACATTACAGAGTGGTTGAACTCGATAAGTATGCTATTAAAAGTTATAACTCAATTCATGGAACAGAATTTCCAAAAATGGACATTACCCAAATTCATGGTTCAGATTTAGGAATTGAAGATGTAGAAAAGTTTACATATTTGATGACATATTCATTTCCATGCCAAGATTTATCAGTTGCCGGGAAACAAAAAGGAATGGCAAAAGACAGTGGTACAAGGTCTGGATTGTTGTGGGAAGTGGAACGATTGTTGAATGAAGTTGAGAATTTGCCACAAGTGCTGCTTATGGAAAATGTGCCACAGGTTCACGGAAAGAAAAATATAGAAGATTTTCAAAACTGGATATCATTTCTTGAAAGTAAAGGCTATTCGAATTATTGGCAAGACCTAAACGCAAAGAATTATGGAGTTGCACAAAATAGAAATCGTTGCTTTATGGTTAGCATTTTGGGAGATTGGAAGTTTACATTTCCAGAACCAATAGAACTAAAAAGAGTAATGAAAGACTATTTAGAAGATGTAGTAGATGAGAAGTATTACATAAACAATGAGAAAGCGCAAAAGCTGATACAAAAACTTATTGACAATGGAACACTTCAAAATACAATTCCTACAGACGGACAGACGGACAGACGGACAGACGGACAGACGGACAGACGGACAGTTGACGGAACTGTCAATAAGCCAAAGGCAAGAGCAATTGGAAATTGTATCAAAGCAAGGTATGATGCCGGTATCAGCAATTTGCGGTCAGACGGAAACTGTGTTGTTGAAAGCAATAGACTTGTCACTTAACAACCCAAAAGAAAAAGATATTTCTAATTGTATTTTGTCTCATGTTTCAAAAGACGGAAATTCAATAGGGAAATATGCATCATTAAACAACGGAGTGATTGAATGCAAGATGTAAAGGTTATAGGTTCATTTGAAAGCAAGTTTGAGAGTACGAACCGAATTTATGACGAGGGGTGGTGTAGTCCAACATTGAGTACAATGCAAGGCGGAAATAAAGAACCGAAAATTTTACAAGCTAGTTCGATACGAATGGTGCGAACGGAAGAGGGCAAAGCATTGAGAAAACAATATGAAAACCACGAATTGCAACACGGATTTAATGAATATCGAGAGCCGGAGTTAAGGAAAGACGGAGTGACTAATACATTAAGTACGGTTCCAAAAGATAATTATGTTTGCGTTGCTATGCGTGGCAGAAATCCGGAGAATCCATCAGACAGAACGTCAGGAGTACATACAGAGCAATGCTTGGAAATAAATCAAAACGGAACGAGTAATACGCTCACAAGCGTTCAGAAAGACAATCTAGTGATGCAAACCAATAATTGCATTGATATACAATACAGAATACGAAAACTAACTCCGAGAGAATGTTGGAGATTAATGGATTTCAAAGATTATGATTTTGAAAAAGCACAAGAAGTAAATTCAAATACACAGTTGTATAAACAAGCAGGGAATTCGATTGTGAAGAATGTGCTTGTTGCAATATTTGGACAAATGATTGATGGAAAGGAAAATGTTTACAAGGAGGTGGTCTAATGCTTATGAAATGTATAAATTCTGGTAGTAGTGGTAATGGATATGCACTCATTTCAGATGATGAAGTTCTACTAATAGAATGTGGAGTTCCGTCGAAAGAAATGTTGCGTGCGATTGATTATCAGACAAGTAAAGTTGCCGGATGCCTTATCTCTCATGAGCATGGTTAAGGAGACCATGCAAAGTATATCAAGCAGTACATGAAATACGGTATCAAGTGTTACACCTCTGATGAGGTACAGGAACGTATTGAAACAATCTATGGAGAAAAAACGATAGGAATGAATCGTATGCACGTTGCAAAAATCGGTTCATTCCAAGTGATACCGTTCCAGTCACCACATAACGGTACAGAATGTGACGGTTTCTTGATTAAACATGAAAAAATAGGTTGCTTGCTATTTATTACAGACGCAGAATATTGCAAATATGATTTCTCAAAAATGGGTATCAACCATGCAATGATCGAGTGCAATTATTCCGAGGATTACTTAGATGTGGAAGAAAATCAAGGTAAAACAAATCATGTACTGCAAGGACACATGGAATTACAAACTTGTAAAAGGCTCATACAGACGATTAACAGTCCAATGCTAAGAAGTGTAGGCTTACTGCATTTAAGTTCACAGAATGGAAATCCTGAACGATTCAGAGAGGAAATAGAAGAATTGGTCGATTGTGATGTAGATGTGTGGGTAGCAGAAAAAGGTATAGAAAGGGAATTACGGTTGGAACCGTTTTAGGTGAGAAATGAAAGAAACATTAAAAGTCAAAGATATTCTTTCGCATTGCGAAGAATCTGCGAAAAAGTGCAGAATTTTAGCAGATAAGGCAATCGAGAATGTCGGTCATGGAGAAAGTGAAGAATCAGCGATTGGGGCGTGTGCGTTCTTCATGCAGGAGCAGAGAATGTATCGGCAGATTATACCGGACATTATAAAAGAGCTTGCAGAAAGTGAGGATAAGGAATGAACAGCATTGTAATTGTCGGTCGGGCGGTCAGAGACGCAGAAGTGAGATATTCCACAGGCGAAAAGTCAACAGCATTTGGAAATTACACACTTGCAGTTGATAGACCGTACAAAAAAGACGGAGAGAAAGAAACAGATTTTATCATGTGCAAGGTAGTTGGGAAAACTGCTGAATTTGCAGAAAAGTATATCACAAAAGGTGTGAAGATGATCGTTCGTGGTCGCATGCAGATTGATAACTACACAGACAGGTACGGAAACAAAAGACAATCAGCGTATGTTTTCGTTGAGCAACAGGAATTTGCAGAAAGCAAAAATGCGAATCAGCAGAATAACAATGTGCAGGCTGGTCCGTCACCTTTTGGTAATATGCCTACCGATTCGGAGGGGTTCATGAACATTCCTGATGGAATAGACGAAGAATTACCATTTAATTAAAAGAAGGCGGTGACAAAGATTGAGTTATCAAAACTTTAGACAAATAAAGGCTATTGAGCAAAAGAATAAACAACGGTTGCTTGAGGTTAATTCGAGGTTAGATGATGAAAGTGGAATTTACTTTCTGACAAGAGAAGATGAACAAGGTTTCCGATACGCTTACATCGGACAAGCAGTACACATTTTGACTAGACTTGCGCAACACCTTGTCGGTTATCAGCATATTGATTTGTCGCTGAAAAAGCATGGTCTGTATTCAGAAGAGAATCCGTATGGGTGGAAAGTGAATTTTAGACACTATACAACAAATTTGCTTGATAAAATGGAGCAGTTATGGATTAAGCAGTATGCGGATAAAGGTTATCAGTTAAGAAATAAAACTTCTGGAAGTCAAGGCGAGGGAAAGGCACAGATTGCAGATTATCGACCGCAGAAAGGTTACAGAGACGGTTTAAAACAAGGAAGAATTAATCTAGCTAGGGAATTATCATCTATCGCAGAAAAGCACCTTAAAATCGAAATTAGAGATGACAAGAAGAACAATAAGATTTCACAGAGACAGTTTGAGAAGTTTAAGGAACTGTTAGGAACCGAAAATTATATGGGAGGAAATTAAATGTGTAACATGAACAAAATTTTAGAAAAAGCAAAAGAATTAGTAGCAATGTTGGAGGAAAAGGAAATATCGGATAAAGTTGAACTTTCCACAGTTTCTCCGGGCTGTGTGATTGACCTTGGGGAAGATGAATTTGTGGTGTTAGACCATGATGATGGCGGAACATTGATTATTTCAAAGGGTTTCATGGAAGAAAATGTGAAATTTGGTGATAACACTGATTTCAATGGTTCTAATGTGCAGCGTGTGTTGTATGAAGATATTCTTCCGAAGATTGAAGCAACTGTTGGAAAAGACAATGTTCTTTCACAGACTGTGAAATTAACAACAGTTGATAATCAGAATATTTATGAAGATGTGACTGGAAGAATCCGGTTACTGACATTTGATGAAGTTAGAAAATACAATCCGTTGATCGTGAATAAAGATTTGGATGATTATTGGTGGACAATGACTCCGTGGACAAGCAATGATAGATGGAAATATCCAATCGCCGTTGTTTCGCCGGTTGGCGGCATCTACGACTGGTTCTACTATGGCAGCAACGGTGTTCGCCCGGTTTTGTATCTTAAATCTAATATCTTTGTATCTTTGGGAGGAAAATTCGATGAGAAATAAACTTGAGCAAAAATTAAATGAACTGGAACGGAAGTTAGACGACGGTTTAAATGAATTAAAAAAGTTAAAAGCAAAATTAGAAGCGGAAAAGCTCGCAGGATTAAAAATCGGAGATACCTTTGAATTAATTGGGAAAAAATGGAAGATTCTGGATTCGAATGAAAATGACATGCTATGCATTTGTATGGAATCTCTAGGAGATAAAACATTTGATTCAGAATGCAACAAATGGACATCAAGTAATTTAAGAAATTATCTCAATACAGAAATATATAAAAAAATCTGTGAAGAAATTGGTGAAGAGAATGTGATTGAGTTTGAACGCAATCTGTTGTCTCTTGATGGTCAAACAGAGTACGGAGCTTGCAAAGATTTTGTTTCATTGATTTCGATTGATGAATACAGAACGTATCGAAGTCTGATTCCAAATTTTGATGAATGGTGGTGGATGCTTTCACCGTATAGCACAAAATGTAACGAGGATTCAAGTTATGTTTCCGTTGTTTCGCCGGTTGGCGGCATCAACTTCGGGAACTACGTTAACAGCATCGGTGTTCGCCCAGTTTGTATCTTTTCATCTACGCTCTTTGAATCAGAGGATGAGTAAATGGCAGAAACAGAGTTGCAGGTAATTTTAAAAGCAATGGAACTTTCCGAGCATACATTGAGACTGACATCGAACTGTAACCGTTATCCAAAAAAATATCGGTTTTCACTTGTAGATAAAATGCAAAATAAATGTCTTTGTATCTACGAATCGTTGATGGAAGCAAACCGGACTGACATAAGAGAATATAAACGTGAACGTATGGAATTGCAGACCAAAGCGATTACATATTGCGATGAGATGTTGTTTTATATCGAATTATCTATGAAACTAAACATCATCAATACAAAAAGCATGGAATATTGGTCGAAAATGGTAAAAGATATTAAACACATGACGATCGCTTGGAGGAAGAAAGATAGAGGAAGATAGTAAAATCATAGGTTATATATCGTTAAACCGTTGTTTCGCCGGTTGGCGACATCAACAACAGGAACTACAATAACAGCAACGGTGTTCGCCCATTCTGTATTACAGACAGTCGGAGTAGGCAGCAAGCTGAAACCAGAGAAAGAGATACAAAAAGATGTATGACCTTCCCCAAATGGGTAAATACAAAGGAGTTTATGAAATGGACAAGGACATTATTACGAATTTTGAAAATCTGTACCGCGCTTATAAAAAAGCGAAACTTGGTAAAAGTCATAATGGAAGTTGTGCAAGATTTCAAAATATGAGTCTTGAGGGAATTCATCTGCTGAAAGAACAATTAGAAAACCAGACGTATCAGATTGGAAAGTACAGTCAGTTTAAGATTTATGAGCCAAAAGAGCGAGTGATAATGTCCTGCTCATTCAAAGATAAGGTTGTTCAGCATTGTTTGTGTGATAATATCTTGCATCCACGATTGCAAAATGTGTTCATTGAAACTAATTCTGCCGGGCAAGTTGGTAAAGGTACGTTATTCGGTATGGATAAGTTGAAAGAACAAATGCTGGCATTCTATAGAGAACATAGAATAGACGGTTGGATTTTGAAATGCGACATTGCAAAATTCTTTTACAGTATCAACCATGAGGTCTTGAAAGATATTGTGGATTACTATTTTCCGAATAGTTATACAACATGGTTGAACCACTTGTTTATTGATAGCACGAACGGTTTTGGACTTCCACTAGGAAATCAAGTTGCACAAGTATATGCCTTAATGATGTTGGACTGCATTGATCATATGATAACTGGAGAGCTTGGAATCAGATATTACGGTCGATATATGGATGATTTCTATTTGATACACTACGATAAATCATATTTGAAATACTGCCTTCTTTATATAGAAGAAATGGTTTCAAGTTTAGGATTATCACTGAATGGGAAAACACAAATTTGTCCGTTCAAAAATGGTATTCGGTATCTTGGGTTTCATCATTATATGACGAAAGATGGAAAATATATTCGACGGTTGAATTCCGAAAATAAACGTAGAGCGAAGAAGAAAGTCAGAAATATGTTGCGATTGTTAAAAGCAAGGAAAATAAGTGAGAAAGAATTTCAAAATAAGTACGGTTCGTGGAAGAATCATGCCTCACATGGAAATACAGTGAAGCTGGTACATTCAATGGATTTGCACATAAAATCAGAGATTGAGAAAGGATAGGTTATATAAAACGGTAATTTTATGATAACGGAGTACCTCTGAAATGAGCGGCTGGATAAAAATACATAGAGACATTTTGTATCACGAAATATGGAGTGATAAGCCATTTTCAAAAGGGCAGGCGTGGATAGACCTTATTCTACTGGCGAATCATTCAGACAATAAATGCATGGTCGGGAATAAGGTGGAAGAAGTTAAACGTGGTAGTTTTATCACATCAGAATTGAAATTGATGGACAGATGGGGATGGGGCAGAAAAAAGGTTCAGTTGTTCTTGAAGTTTCTGGAAAGTGAATCCATGATTGTCCGAAGTGCGAACAACAAAAGAACAGCAATAACCATTGTGAATTATGATGTTTATCAATATCAGGGAACATCAAAAGAACAACAAAAGAACAACAAAGGAACATCAAAAGCACACAAACAAGAAAGAAAGAATGAAAAGAATGTAAGAAATTATAATAATTTCGAGCGTAGGAAGTACGACATGGATTCACTAGAAAGTAAGTTGATGGAGGTGAATATGAATGGCAAAATCAATAAAGCATAGTTTCAATGGAAGTCCAAGGAAACAGTCGATAGGATACAAGACTGGTAATATGGCAGCTTTTATGTATGCCGGTTCAAAACGAAAGAGAAAGAAAAGGGTGAAAGGAAAATGAACTGGGTGAACAAAGCACATAAGAGAATAGAAAAGCAAAAATCTGACGAAAAGTATAGTAAGGATTTGAGAAATGCATTAGATTTATTCTTCTTGATCACAGCAGACTATCTGCACAGGCATGAGTGATATTCAAAAAAGAGACTTATTAGGTTCATCGATTTTGCAGTTCAACAACTGCATTACGCGGAAGAAGATAGTAACTACTTTCTCTTGATGAATGAAGCGTTATGTGACGAAACCGGGATAAATGTTTTAAAGGGATTTGTGAGAAAGAAAAAGAAATATAAGAAGTGACAACAGGAATTTTGATACTGGCAGCGTTTCTGATCGGAGCAATGGTCGGGTACTGCTGCGGAAAGGATGAATAATATGGAAAAGGAATTTACAAAAGCAGATTTGAAAGATGGTATGGTGATTGAAACAAGAGAAAGAGGAAGATACCTTGTGCTTGGAAATATAGTTGTAAGAAATGGTGGTTACAACAGGTTAAGCAGATATGGGGATGATTTAAAAGAACATTCATTTCACAATAAAGCATATGACATTGTTAGAGTTTTTAAGGTAAGGAATGATTGCTCGAGCAATTTAGAAGGTCTACTTGAAGATTGCAATCTTGAAATTATCTGGGATCGCAAAGAAACCAAGCGCATGACTGCCGAAGCAATGCGACAGAAGTTGGAAGAACTGACAGGAGAGAAGATTGAGGTTGAACCAAGTAGAGAAGAGATGATTGGTGCGTGTTATGAGTTCTGCAATAAAAGAAAATGTTTGAGCACATGTGCTTTGAGAGATAGCGGAACTTGCACTTTTAGAAACTATTCCGATGAACAATTAAAAGAATGCTACGAGAAGGCGATGAAAGATGAACGAAAAGAAAGTTAGAGAAGCGATATATTGCATGAAGTCATTTGCAGACGATACAGTGTGTGAAGAGTGCGATAACTATGATAGATGTGATCATACAATGGTTGCCGATAATGCCAGAACTGCAATCGAAGCACTGGAAAAGCAGTTGCCAAAGGAAGCAGTAAAAAGAAGTCTGGTCAAAGATAATGGTATCGTTGTTGGACCTGTTGGCAGATGTCCTTGTTGCAATGAAATTATTGATGATACTATGACGGTTTGTGATTGTGGACAGAAGATTGATTGGTCGGAATAATATATTTGAGTTCCCTGCGAGTGACTGTTGGGAACGGAAAGGTGGAAAATATGAAATTATATGTATGCAGTAATAGCACAAATGGAATAAAAAATATTGACGGTATTTATTATTTGATTACGGAAGAAGGAGAATGTTTAGCATCTCATTTGTGTTCTTCTAAGTATTATGCAAAAGGTGATTTATACGAGAACAGACCAGAAAGAATTAAAAAATATACAGAACGTTTTGGTAAATGCAAATGTTTGTATCTTGGAGAAGACGATATGACTTTTGAGAAACTTCTTGAATTAAATTACAAGTTCGCACAGGAAGAAAAATAAGTGAGTAAATTGAGTTTCCTTGGAGAATCTGTAGAACCAGAAGATGCCGAGGTTATCGGAAACATTTTCGATAATCAGGAGTTGTTGGAGGTGGAGAGATAAATGAAAGCACCTAAAGAAATAGCAAGTAAAGCAGAAAGATATAAGGAGCTAAAAAAAGAAATAGATAAACTTTATGAAGAATTGGAAGAGTTTGCTAATGAAAATGGTTTTGAGGATTTTTGGATAGACGGTTTTGGGGTATCTCAAGAACCAAACGGAGAAGAACAAACAGATGGAGAATATTGTGACCAATGGATGCGCGGGGAAGATTCCGGAGATGGAATATATTACTATCCGATTGAAGGAAGTACGCAATATTTTTGGGTAGCATATTCATTTTGATTGGAGGTGAAGTGATGCTAAAACCAGCGCAATTATACAAAGAGAAATTAGAAAAACTTTTTTTGAGGACATGGTACGACCTTAAATATATGTTCTATAGCGGATGGACAGGGAGCGAACTACCAACAATTCCTGACAATAATTATGACGCTCATCATTTCGCATCAGTTGATAACAATGGAAATGTGATTGGGTACATATCTTATCGTATAAGTTGGATAACAATGAGTGCAGATAACTTCGGAATTATAAGTTTTGGAAATCATATAGAGTTCGCAAGAGATGTTTATAAAGTGATTTGTGATTTATTTGAAAAACACGGCATGAATAGAGTATCATGGAGTGCATTTGTCGAGAACCCAGCAGTTAAAGGATATAGAAATTTTATTAAAAAGCATGGCGGTAGAGAGTGTGCTTATCATAGACAGGTTGCAAAACTACTGGATGGAAAGTTGCATGACGATGTGGAATTCGAGATTTTAGCATGTGAATTTAAGAAATAGTTTGTTGGAGGTGGAGTGATGAAAATTCCGAAGAAAGTTCAAAGACTTATTGACCGGCGCGAGAAACTTGCAAAGAATTTGATTGACGTATGTAATGAATTAGACACATGGCTTGAAAAGAATGGCGCAGATTTTAATGATTCTGATTTGGTGGACAGCACGGTGACAGGATGCAGGATTTATTGTGAGCCGGAAAATGCAAAAAGTGATGTTGAAGATTATATAAAAAATAGAATGTGAATTATACTTAGGAGATGAACTATATGGAAATATTAGAGAAGATTTTGGAAGAGGTAACGCAATATACAAAAGATGTATACGAATGCGATCTTGACGATATCGTTGAGTATCAAAGAAGAAACAAAGAGGATAAATGTACATATATTGTACAAGGAATTGAAGAAGCAACAGAGTTTATCCGTTCACACATGGATGAAACTATTTCTGAAATGGAAAAAGTTGAAAAAGAGAAAGTAACAAGCGCAGAGATAATAACCAGACAAATTGATGGAAAACCATATTATCATATTAAGTTTAAAAAAGTCGGTGAAGATGAATACACCATAGGGTATAGTTCTTTCAAATTGGATTATGTTGTTAAATGGCTTAATGATTACTTTGAGTTTTACGGAGAAGCAAAGGTATCTTGTGATGATAACGGTTGGATTCCGGTACAAGGGCGGTTACCGGAAGATAATCATAAAGGAATCTATGATATGCAACTGGTTACTCTTGAAGATGGAGAAGTATGTATGGGAGTGTATAATAATCGCGAAAAAGAATGGTGGACTAGAAAACAAGAGGGAGAAAGATGGTATACAAATAAGCATAATGTTATTGCATGGCAACCTCTTCCAGAACCATACAAGGAGGAAAAGAAATGCTGAGAAAGGCCAAAACAAACGAAGCACAGCGCCGGAAGCAGGCAGAGAGCATCCGGCAACGCGGAATTGAGCAGATGGCAGAGCATGATCCATCCGCGACGGCAAAGCGTCAGATGAATCACAAGCCATATCAGGCTGCGGTGCTGATCCGGGAGCAGGGAGAGCAGATGCGAAGAGAAACAGCAGAATCTTGGTTAAAACGAAAAAATGTATTAATTTAATAGAAAGGAACTTAAGGCTTATGAGATTAGGAAAGTATTTATCCTCATTGACTAAGCCGGAACTTGAAGAATTAAGAGATTTATTAAATTTATCCGATGATGAATATCCGATTTTTGAAGAATTATCTCACGGTAGAAGCAAAGTATATATTTCCGATCAATGTAAAATATGTGTTTCTACCGTGGATAATCGGATAAGAGCAATTCGGAAGAAATTAGAACGGTTACAGAATGGTGGTGTTACCGGTGGCTGAGTTATCAAAAGCTGAATTATTGAATTATGCGGTAGAAAATGGTATAGTTGATATCAACACCATAACCAAGCAAATTGAGATGAATGAAAGAAAAAAATATCTTGAAATGCACAAATATGAAATTTGGCAAGGGGAAAAAGACAACAAATGGTATACTTACTTGCCGGATGATAAGAAAGGGAGGCGTTTACTAAAGCGGATTTCGTTGGAGTCGCTGCAAGAGTGTATTATTTCCTATTATAAAGAAGAAAAATATAATCCAACGGTATATGATATTTTTAAGGAGTGGATTGACGGTAAATTAGATCGTGACGAAATACAAAAATCTACTTGGGATAGATATTACAGACAATACGATGAAAGCATGAGGGACTTTGGAAAAAGAAGAATAAAATCCATTGAGGAATGTGACATTGAAGATTTTATACTTTCTGCTATCCATGAGAACGAGTTGACTTCAAAAGGGTATAGTAATCTACGGACATTAATTTATGGCACGTTTAAGAGGGCAAAAAAGAGAAAGCTGGTCGGATTTAGCATAACAGAAGTGATTTCAGATATGGAAATATCGAAAAAGAGTTTTAGAAAAAATATAAAACAAGACGAAGAGTTGGTATTTTCAGAAATTGAAAAGGACAAAATCATCAATCATATCAAGGATTCAGATATGGATATTATTTCTCTTGGTATACTTTTGTATTTTAAAACCGGTATGAGACCAGGGGAACTAGTAGCGATAAAACAGTCGGACATCAATGAACGTGTTATACATATATGCAGAACTGAAATTTGCTACAAAAATGAAAATAAAAAGAACGTATATGAGGTTCGTGATTTTCCTAAAACAGAAGCAGGGATACGCGATATAATTCTTCCCACCTCATCAAAATGGATTATTAAAAAAATAAAAATGATAAATCCTTTTGGGGAATATCTATTTGAATTAAACGGGAAAAGAATAAGAACATATAGTTTTACATCAAGATTAAAGTCAATATGCAAAAAGCTAGATATTAGTCCGAAGTCTTTAAATAAAATAAGAAAAACTTATGCCACCACTTTAATAGATAGTGGAGTAGAAGAGTCTTTGATTATATCTCAAATGGGACATACAGATATTGATACAACAAAAAAATATTATTACAAAAACAGAAAAAATCTGGAACAAAAAGAAAAGGCAATAGATATGGTTTCTAATCTATAAAGTAATCAAAAAGTAATCAAAGGTAATCATAATAAAAACTGAAAAACCCTTATTTTTCAATGAATTTTGAGGTTTTGAAAGGGGTTCGATTCCCCTCGGAGTCA